AAAATCTGTTGAAAAAACTCATGGAGAGTGAGAATGATAATAAGCAATAAAGTTACGTTTGAGGTCGGCCAGAAATGGTCAAACATATATCAATTCAAAGGCAGTAAGTTGATGAACAGGGGCGTAAAGCTCTTTTCGCCTGTTAAGGGCGGAGCCATGATTAGTTTTGGCGCATCATTTCGGTTTTTGCACGATGGTGGGTCTGATGTTGTATAAGAATAATTTGAAGGTACTGAGATCAGGAAAAAATCTAACACAGACTCAAGTCGCAGAGCTTTTATCAATAGGTCAGGCTGAATACAGTCGTATAGAAGCAGGCAAGCGCAGAATTTACCCCCATAAAGAAAAACTCGCAGAAATACTCAAAATCCGTCTCGACAATATTGTAGAGGTCGATCAGGAGGGCGCCGCACTAAATAAAGCACCGCTACCGCCGCAACTGCCAGTGTATGGGTTCCCTCTGGCTTCGGGGCAGGGGTTTGATTTCACTCAGCAAATGATGTCAAAGGTCGATAGGCCGGATGAACTGCTAGACGTTGACGATGCCTACGCCTGCTTTTGCTTTGGGGATAGATTGAAGCCAGTCATCAAAAACGGTGACTTGGCCTTTGTTAACCCAAACATAGAGCCGCGAGATGGCGGACTTGTGGTTGTCCGGCTGGACTCAAATGGCAAAGAGCGCGGACTGTTAGCGCAACTGGTAACCACATATAAAGTCGGCGCAACTGTGCAGTTTTTGGAGCCTTTTGAGGAAATGGCGCTGGGGGCAGAGGTCAAATCGGTTGAGCCAGTCGTCATGGTCAAATATGCCATCTAAACATATTATGCGCATAATATTTGACAGATAGTTATGCGTAATGGTAAAAGGGGGATATGGCATATCCCTTTTTTACAAAGTTCCAACTCGACCCAAAATCCCTAGCCGAAAGGCATGGGACGGTCGGTGGGTCGGACATAAACATATTAGCGTCCGGCGATGCTGAAAAAATAAACAACCTATATTTGCGCAAGCGTGGGGAGATCGATGCAGACGATCTCTCAACCGTTTGGCCTGTCCTGATGGGGCATATCACTGAGGAACTCAACCTAGAGTGGTGCCAACTTAAAAATCAACTGGAGATCATTAACCGTCAGCTTGTTATTGCTGGCAAGAAGCACCCCATCATGCGTTGCACACTTGACGGCTCAATCCCGAAATATAGGGGCAAGCAGGCCGTCATCGATGCCAAGTTCACAATGGGGAGGCCTTTGGCTGGCGAGGAGTGGAAGGACGTAATTCCGCGCCTGTGCAAACAATACAGCCCACAGCTTCATTGGAATGCGTATTTGCTGGAGGAATATACTGGCAAAAAGACCCCTTATGGACTGCTTTCGATCATTCGGGGCGGTAACGAGCCGACCCTGCATGAGGTCGCGATTGACCCAAATTATCAGGCGGAATTGATCGGCCTAGCCACATATTTTATGGGCTGTGTCGAGATGGGCGTACCGCCGCACGATATCCCTGTAAGCGAAGCGCCAGTGCCACATGATGATACGGTGCCTGTCGATATGACCCAAACCCAAGCAGACCCCAAGTGGCGTCAGTGGGCGGAGGTCTGGGCGCAGACTGTTGGTGCTATGGACGCCTGCAAAAAAGCTGAAACCGAAATTAAGAAACTCGTACCGAAAAATGCCAGCGTTGCGTTTGGGCATGGCATTCAGGTGAAGGTGGCAAAAAACAAGTCCAAGCGCATAGAGGTGTTAAAATGAGTGAACTAGCAAAAGCGCTTATCCGCTTTCATAAGGCTACGGCTGGCTTTGAGGCAGATAAGAAGGGGAACAGGTCAAATTATGCATCGATTGGTGCGGTTATCAATAACGTCAAAGAGGCATCAAAATATGGCCTGACGTTTGCCCAGCCAGTCGATTTTGACGAGCGCCACATCTTTGTGCGCACGATTGTAATGCATGAAAGCGGTGAAAAGATTGAGAGCCGCTATCCAGTCATTGTGGACGATTTTACTAATAACCAGAAGGTCGGCGGAGCGATCACCTATGCCAAGCGATATGCGCTGGCATCCATCTTTGGCACCGAAAAAGGTGTGGAGGACGCGGATGACGATGGCGAGATCAACGGCCTTTATAACGATGAAATAAAGCCAGAGAGCAACGGTGGTGCCACTCTCCCACCTTCTGGCGAGGGTGACTCAGGGGTGTCCTCCCAGCCCGAGTCACCCGCTTCTATAACGCCGAAGATAAAGCGCATCACAGACCAAGAGTTAACGCCGCAACAAAAGGCGCTGGAAACCTTCATGGATAAGGTGCAAGGCGCTGGATCACACGAGGCGGCGGTCGAAGTGGTGCGCGGTTATGTGTCAAAGGCAAAAACGGTCGAGGGCGTGACCATGCTGTTCAATCGCCTGAAACCAACCAGCCACGACATGGTGAAGATATTTTCGGAAAAGCAACACGAGTTTATGAAAGCCAAAGCAGAGGAGATCAAACATGGCTGAACAGGCGAAGGTGAAATATGGGGTCGATGAATTGACCTTTTCATTGAATGATAATGCGCAAAATAAAACGGAGGACTGGCATTCTGACTGGAATGGCAAGGTCGTTATTAACGGCGTTACCTATTATTTGAATGGCTACCGCAAAAACGACCAGTGGATTGCTGGTCGCTTGAAAGAGGCTCCGCAAAAGGACGCCCCTGTTGCGGCGGCACAGCCTGCCCAAGCATCGATGGCTATGGACGATGAAGTCCCTTTCTAGCATCGCAGAACGCCCAGAACACCCCTTGCTCGTTATACCAAATGACGAGGGGTGTCTGATCGTCATCGGAACAAATCAAGCGCAAATGCACATGACCCAAAAGCAGATGTTTGAAAAAGGCATGGAGTTTTTGCGCCGATCAGCCCTCGTGCAAAGCGATGAAATACCGCCAGCACTATAACCCGCACATCAGGTGCGATTGGTGCGGGATATACACAAGAGGGCGCATATACGAGGACAAACCCGAAAGCGTGGTTTGTGGATCGTGTCATCAGGAAATATTGCCGCTTGAGAAAAAAACCCCCAATAAGCCACAGAGTTTACGAGTGCCGCCAGTGCGGGGCGGCGGTGGACAATCGGACTGATGGATGGGTTGTTAACGCAAAAAATGAGGTTTTATGCAGTCTGTCGTGCTTCGACACACGATGGCGTTTGAGTGAGAAAATGGCAAAGGGAGAATTGTCGTGGGAAGATTTGTCTGGGTTGAGGATGAAGTAGATGTCGAAAAGCTCAAAGGCCTAAGAGGTCGCGCCCCTTCTTGGTCAGGCGATTTGGCAAAGACGATGGTGGTCGGCGAGTCAGTGTTTTTCAGGGACAAATCCAAAGCAAAAAAACTGCGGGAGTCCATCAAGCACTATTTTGGCAAGGGTGCATCCAGCATGAAAATTGAACGCTGTTATTCACACGAAAATAATGGGTGGCGGGTATGGCGTACACAATAACCCTGCGCTATGTGCCTCACGCGCTTGTCGAGGAATATGAGCGTAACGGTTGGGAAATGGTCAACGACCTTTCATGGTGCCATCACGGGCGTCACGCAACCGTTATGAGATTACGCGACCCGCAATGCGCTGGATATCATCAGGACTCTGAGCCAGCTTCAGATCAGTGACCGTGTAGTGCTGTTCCGCAATGTTGCTCTTCTTTGAGTGGCCCATGCGATATTTCCTGATCGATGACGGCACCCCATCCAACTCCATCTGGGTGTGGTAAAATTTACGAAACCCACCGATACCCTTAAAATCAACACCAGTGTGCTTGCACAGGGTTTTCAGCAACCCTGCCCAATGCTTTTGATCTGCCATGATGTTGGTGGCGGATGGGAACACATATGTTACCGAAGGGCATTGAAGTTGCCACTCCCGCATCAAAGCGATCAGGCTGGGCGGCATCGGTATCGTCCGCATCCGAAACTCCGTCTTGGTCTCTTGGAGCGCCCCACGATATCCTGTGCGGCGAACAGTGACGTTCCCTGCCCTCATATCAACACTGTCCCAAAGCAACCCCTGCAACTCATTTGCCGCGAGGCCTGTAAGGGCCGCGAAGGTGAAAAGGGCGCGGCTATATGGCGTGGTATCGCCTGACAATATGGCGCGGACTTCTTCGGCTGAGTAGCCGTCCCGATGTCCAACCCCGCCTTTAATATTGCGGCGGCTCTCTCTGGCGCAGGGATTAGAAAACACGATGCCTTTGTCAATCGCGTATTTGTAGACCATGTTCAGCGAGTGGATAATGCTACGCTGGGTCTTTGGCGCTTTGCCATCCAGCATCAGCTTGTCGATGAACATATTGATGTCGCCAACAGTAATCTTGTGCATCTGCTTGTCGCCAAGCACAGGCAAAACGTGCCGCTTTAAATGTCGCACATCGTTCTCGTGGCTTTGAGGCCGGATGCCTTGTGGCTTGCCAACAAAACCCTCACGATATCGTAAAGCCTCCATTGCAACTGTTGCCAAGTTTGCTTTGTTTGCGTTGTGGATGCCAGCCGCAAGTTCGTCCCGCAGTTGCATCCAGCGCTTGTGCCACGCGGCAGGCGTTGGATCGCAGTAGACTCTTTTGCGCTTGCCAGCCATATCAAGATACCAAATGATGCCGCGCTCTTTGTCGGCCTTATTTGGGCGGGTGACAATCGTGGTTTTGAAGTCACCCTCTTTATCGAGGGTAATCTCCACATTATTGACTTTGATTGTTTCCATTATGCGGCCTCCCGATATCTCTGGAAGAACGTGTCCGTATCAATCGGAACCGCTACGATCCAATCAAACTCCCAATGCTCCTTTTCATCACCATCGATGCCCCAGCAATGTTCGTCATGCAGATATGTGGTCAGCGGTTCGATTTCCGCAAAGGCCTTATAAGCCATCAGCCCCTCTAGGCGGTTTTCGAAATACATGAACGTCCACTCTTCTGGGTGGATTGTCGTGTCCGTCATGGGCTTTCCATTCAAGACGAAAGCATCTGTTTCAAACCCGCCGCAAATCGTGTGCGCTAAATCGTATCCGTCTTTGGCTGTAAAATTGATCATCATTATTGCGCCTCCCCATAATGCTCGACTGCACTCATCACGAAATAATCGCAGGAGGCTATGAAGTTTGATTTCAGCCAATCCCGAAAGCTCTCGCCTTGTTCGGCTGTCTCCAGATACCAAAGGTGAGCCGCTTGTATCTCGTGCGGCTTCAGTTCAATCGTGGTTTCTACTTTGACTCTCATTTCTTTATCTCCCTCAAGATACTTTTGGGCGGCTCAGAACCGTCTGCTTTGCGCCCTTATATTCGCTATGGTCTTTGATGGTTGCCTTCAGGCTGATTTGGTCGCCCTTTGATGCGAGGCGCTTGCCCTTATAGACGTAGATGTTGCCATCAGCGTCCACCATCGTGTTGATGTAGGTCGTGCCGTAAAAGCCATCGAAGCCCATGCAGAATTTTACCGTTGCGTTAATTTCGATGCGGTCGCCAATCGCGCCAACGTATGCTGATGCGGCGTTTGCCTTTAGCCTCGCAATGTTGCGCAGGCCGTCTTGAACCTTGCCAGCAATCCGGCGGAGTGCGGCGGCTTCCATATTGATCTCTCTGCGGCTGTTCTCCAGCGCAATCGCCTTTTCGATCCGGCGGCGCTGGCTGGCGTTTTCGCGTTGGCTGTAGAGGCGAGCTTTGCGCTTTTTGCTCCCGCCGCAGGCAAAGCAAACACCCTCAGAAACATTCATGTGCCACCATAAAATGCCAGCACCGTCACATTTGCCGCAAACCTCAAGGCCGTACATTTTACCGTTAATGGTAAAAGTCTCGCCTTTATATGGGGTGGTTTCTGCGTATGTAAAAAGCATTTTGATCTCCCTTCTGATCACTCTTTATATGACCAGTATGCTCATAATTTACTTATATGCAACCATAATATGCGCATATTGTTGGTTGAGCCTGACGGGGTGTGGACAGAATGTGGACACTAATGAGGGTATAAAACACAAAAAAAGACGCAACCCCGAAGGATTGCGCCTGATATAAATATTTGATTTGTTTGACTATTTGGTTGCGGGGGCAGGATTTGAACCTGCGACCTTCAGGTTATGAGCCTAAGAAAACTGGCGGTTTTCTGCGGGTCGACTCGAGGTGTGGACATGGTGTGGACAGCCCCCATGTGAGCCTGACGAGGTGTGGAAATTGTGTGGAAACTTTGCGACTCGGAGCGCTATTTCCGCTTAAATTTATCCAGACCCTTCAGACCCAGCCCAGCCAAAATTGTGACATATAATATATTTTGGTACCAATCCGGCAGGGTGGCTATGACGTCAAAGCCTCGCCTAGCCAGTTCTGGATCAATCCAAGCCAGTACGCAGGGGGCCAAAACGACCACCGTTATAATTTCATCTTTCCACGACCCCTTTGTGGACTCAGCCATGATGAGTTCCCACTTTGAGTCGTGCTGGGCGGCGGTCTTTAATATCTCGCTCTTGGCCTTTTCTTTTTCGACCTTGCCCTCCAAAAACGTCTGAGCGAGGCTCCCGACAACGCCTAATAACTGTATCATCTTGTTAATGCCCCTTTCGGCAAATGGCGACAGTCCCAGCGTGACGCCTTATAGCCTCTCATATAAACGTGAACTTTTTGTGCCATGAAAAGTGCGTCCGCTTTGCAGGTTCTCTCTGTCTCGTGCCATCTCTGCGTCTCAAGCGTTATACACTCAGCCGGAGCGCCCACCATACAAGCGATGATGATGGCTTGGTACATCAGTCTTTTTCGCTATTGAGAAAAACTGCCAGAGAGCCTGTCATGGCTCCGGTAACGACACTTATCAGGCTGGCCTGCTGGGTGGACAAGTCTGGCATCGCCAGCGCCCACTCAATGCATCTAACGTAAACAACCGTCATGACAAATATCATGAAGCGCGGCAGTATTTTCCACTTGAGAACTTGCTCCGCACTCAATGCCATTCTCCATTCCGCATCATTTGAGATAGATGATTTGCACGATGCCCGACCTGTGTCGCCCATCTTGAATTCAGCATTTCATTCGCCGCAAGATTGAAGTCACCGACCAACAACGCGGCCTGCATATTTTGGAACTTGTCGAAACGTGGCTTGCCCAAATTAAAGAGCATAGAAATGATGACCGCTTTGCGGGCTTCATCCAGCTTTGGATAAAATGGGTACTGCATCGCTTCATCTTCACACCGCTGAACATCGTTTGCGAGCAGGTAGTCGATTTCATCCTCTGATAATCCGCCGCCAAGACGTTCATCAATGAGCCTGCCACACCCGATGGTCAAATATCCGCGTGAGTCCTCGTAGGCCGCACTTCGGATGCCCTCATGCAGTTTTATAAGATCAAGCAACTTGCTCATCATCAAATTCCTTTTGGATCAATTTACTGGCTGTGACGCCCAGCTTGTAGAGCGCGGATGTCATCGGATTGTCGCTGGCCTTATATCCCCTGCCAGTAAGAAAGACCTCAACAGGTTCATTCGTGTGCGGGTGATAGCTGACCGTTACAACCATGCCCTCGCCAATCTCTTCAGATATGCATGGTCTCCGATTTGGTAGTGCGCTCATTCAAAATCTCCATTGTCTCTTGAAGGGTTGTTGACTCCAGTTTGGGGTCGTCAAAAAAGTCGCCTTTACGCGACAAAACCTTTTGGGCGATGTTTTCTATAGGGAGAAAAAAGACTCTGCGATGGGGGACACTCACACAGGCCGCAAAGTCATAGTCTGAAAGGGTGGGGATGCGCTTGTTTCCGCCGATGCCAAAATGCCATTGCATCTTGTCGGGGTGGTAGGTGTGATAGGTGGATGCTTTTACCTGACAACGCCACATTCGCTGACCGCGAGAAGCTATAATGTCAAAGCCTGCTTGCTGGCAAATGACCGTTTGGTACTGGTGCATTTCCAGCACAGCGGCGGCAAGGTACTCCCCGATCCGCCCTACAACGATGGCGCTCATGTTATCTAGGTAAGAAACCTATAACCATAGCGATCTTCGCACCAACAGCACCAATAAGGCCAGCAAAGCCAGCAACTAACATCAGCGTTTTCCAGCCGCCTTTTGCCTGTAGTGCAAGTTCATGCAACTGCTTTAGAGTTTCTCTTGTCTCAGACATTTCGCGCTCTAAAGTGCGCAGTCTGCTCGACATCTCACCGATTTCTCTCTCAACGCTCATATCAATATCTCGCCGCATAAGCGACCATCAAAACAATCAGTCCGATACCAAGTGCAATTGCAAGGGCGATGAATAACGCCGTCTTAATCGCCTGCTCAATCTCGTGCTGTTTTGCCGCCGCTTCAATTTTCGCTTTGCGTTGCGCTTCTTTTTGGTCACGCAATGCCTGATTATGATGGTCAATGATCTCTTGCCATGTGGATTTTTGGTCTGCCGCTTTAGGCCACCGCATATTGATCATGGTGGCTATGGTTTGCATTTCCTCTTGTAGCCGCTTTGACTCAAGCACAACATCAATGCTGGATCGGATGCTTATGTCACCGACTCCAGCTTGTTTGTTGCGTTCTTCGTTGAGCTTTTTTTGGGCTGAGAAAAGCGTGGCAATCTGGTCGCCAATTTCAGCGACCGATTGCACATCGTTAATGCGGGATTTTATGAAGCCAATGGCATTTGACGCCGCTGTTACTGCGGCGATAGCTGTCGTGATTGGCTCCATTATATTTAAGCATCAGGCCAGTCGTTGATGGGTGCGTTGCCATCTTCCGGCGCATCATACAAAGCCATAAACTCTGCATGTGTTGATGCGGATGAGATTGCCGCTTCAATGGTTTCGCTGGCGGCGCGAACATTTGCCCGAAACGCGAGTGTAGCGGCAGGGATGTCTGTGCCGTTTTCAGCAGACCGCACGACCATCCAGTCGGTCGGTGCCAGCAAGCCAGCCGCAGTCACTTTGGTCTGCGCGATTGCGTTGCTTTTCAGACCCTTTGTGACGACTTGGTTGCCATCAATGTCTAGCATAGGCGTGTTATCGTCATTGACCTCGTTGACATCATCCAGAGCGCGTTCAACGCCCTTTGACCAGTAGAAGCGATTGTCATAGCTGGTGTCTGGGTCAGCCTCATAGACAAGGCCGATTTCGACTTTGCGCTCGTCTGACATACGCATCCAGTTTGCTGGGTGCTGTGTCCCGTTATCGTCTGACCACGCTCTGCCAGCGCGGATTATTTTGCCATTGTACTTATACATTGCGTACTCCTTTTATCTGGCGTTGGCGTATTTGAATGGGGCTTCGGCAAAGGCGAGGTAGATGTAGGTCAGGCCACTGCCATTCCATTCACCGTTGGTTGTGTTTACTTTAAAGCCGTTACTTAGCAACTGAATAGCATTAACGCCACTATCTGCCGCCTCTACGCTGGTTAAGTCTGCCGCTAAATACGCACCCGTCCCAATACTATAATTCATTTGCGGTGAACGTGCAGAATCATACATCCACCATCTGCCCGTTTGGTCTATCGCCTTGCCCATCACGAAAGACGGCGCAAATCCTGTGAAAACAAAGGGGCCTTCTGTTCCACTAGAATTACCTTCGTATGACCCGACCTTGCTGAAGCCTTCAACGCTGTGGAAGCAGTAGGCTATAAGGTCAGCAGATGCATTATTAGACCTAATAAATGAGCCAAGACTAAACACACTATTTGTTGGGGCTGTGTCATTCCAAACTGTGTTGAAGTCTGAAACTGCATTGTTTACATCCAAAACAAGATAGTCTGTTTCTGGGTCTGATGCGGTTCCTGAATGATAAACCGTCCAATTATATGCGTTAGTGCGAGATTTCACTATAATCATCTCAGGCGCACTAGCTAGTAGACCGTGACCGACAGTGGCGTTAGCACCTGTGCCAGTATATGACACGATGCTAAACCCTGCATCTTGATTAGCCGATACGCTTGACGTAATACTCCCTTCGGTGTTGCTTACCGCTGTTCCGCCAGCTTTCCAGTTCCAAGCAACTAGGGTGTCTCCGCTGTTGCCAGTATTTAGGTTTCCGCCTTCTGTGAATCCATCAACATCAAATGATGACAAGCCGTCAGTCATCGTGAGTTCAGTGTTAGTATCATCGCTAATAAGCCGATTTTGAACACCACGCACAACATCAAAAAGCATATGCCTTCTTGCGTTACTTCGGCCCTTAATCCAAACAAAGTCAGGCTGGAACCCAACACCAGTGATGCTTTGAGGAGAACCAGTTCCACTATACAGCACCGTATTAAAGTGTTCGTCACTCGTTGTGTCGCTGTTCGGGCCGATGGATGGCTCTGGCAGGTTGGCTGTGCAGAGGGCTAAGAAGCCGGATGGTGGGGAATAGGCGAAGTCACCGTAGCCGTTAGCATCGCTGTTGCCGCCAGCGGTAGTTGCGCCAGCAAAGGTGCTGTCTTGACCAAAGTTATATATCCACGAACAGTTTTCATGTCCGATAGCTGGTGTGTATTCCGTGCCTGTTGCTACCGTTATGTCTGGATTACTAGGGTCTAATGTGGTGCTAGATGTCCCACCAGTGTTCACCCAAGTTCCATTTTGAGAAAACCAAACCTCACCAGTATCAGCATCGAAAGCTATTCCAAAAGTTTGACCGACAGCAACTGCAGAACCAAAAAAACTAGATGTGATAATGCTTCCGTTTTTCATAAGCGCGTTGTCCCATCTAACACCGATAGCGTCACCTACCGGATTAAGAACCGTACTCGCACCCACAAATGCATCTGTGGCTCCTGCTTGTTGATATGCCGATATATTTCTAGTGTCAGTCAATCCGGGAACAGGTCTGGTTCCAGTGTTTAAATACCCTTCCCAATAAAATTTACCTGTTTTCATGCTGAAGTTTGCAAAACTTGTTTTTGGAAAGGTAACTTTTAAATTTCCTTCACTTAGAGTTCTTGATGGAACATTTACAATGGCGTTTAACACAGCAAAGTTATTAGTCGGGCTATCCGGCACGACATCGCTTGCGGCTAGGTTGTTTGCAGTCCAGTCATTGCCGTTGCCAGATAGGTCATCGCCTATATTGCCGCTGTCTGCGAATGACAGGTAAAAGCCGTTAGTGCCATAGCTACCGCTGTACTGCTTTGGCACCCATATGCCGTTGCTGGTTTCACCAAAGCTGGTAGCGTCTAGGGCAGTGCCGTCAATGTAATAAAATTCTGCAAGATAGCCATCAAATGAATTCGCTGAATTGCTGTTGCTTATGGTAAAACTTGTACGGCTATCATAACCAAGCATATCCCAGCTTCTGCCAGCAACTAAAGAACCTACAGATACTGTTTGAGCCTGTTCTACACCGTTAATATAAAACTTGATTGTTCCAGCAGTCCCATCAACAGATACAACGCAATGATACCAAGATGATGGGTCACGCAACAAAGCATCTGTTTGAACAATCACTTGTGTGTTACTGGAATCAAACCCATTTGTTGCTAGTTTTCCAGAACGTAATTGTATGCCACCAGCCCCAGTACTTTCAAAATAAATGTTTTCTTGTGACTTGCTGGGGACATTACCTAGTTTCATCCACCAAGAAAACGTACCTAATGCTGTGCTTGTACCAGAACCGCCATAGGTTTGTGTTAGATTTGGCCCATCGTCATCATTAAACCGCAGAGACTGGTCAATGCTGTAGCTGTAAAAGTCGCCGCCGCCTACGTTACCGCCGCCGCCTACTGAAAGAATACCACTCATGATACCGCCTTTACGATACGTTCAGGCTACGCCCGATTTCATACATGTTTGTGCCGTCAGAGTTGAACACCAAGATATCTCTGGCAGACGCAGTCGTGGTCAGTGTTGGCGCTGTTCCACCAGTAAACTTGAACACGGCGTTCCAGCTTGGTACGCGGGTGCCAGTGGCGTCTTGGATGACCGTCAGGACGTACACAGCGCCGTCAACCATATTGGTCGGCGCGGCAAACGTGCGGTCGTCAGTAAGTGTAACGCTAGTCACCTGATTGGCTGATGCGTCCCAGCTAATGCTTGCGGCGTCTGTCAGTGTGGTGGCGTTGAAGTTTTG